TTTCCCGAAGTTGCTCTTGCATTTCAAGGTCTTGCTCTACTCTAATCTCAATAAGTTTAAAGCGTTCGTCCTTAATGCGTGGGTCGAAGGAAACGAACCGACAAGCTACTGCTCCAGTTGCTAACATCTGCCCTTGCATTTGCCACATATATTTTGAATCAATATAACCTTCAAAAGCAGTCTTGAGATGGTTGCTAGTGTTGTACGGGCACTTGATTTCGATAAGTTCCCCGTTGACCATTCCGTCAGGACTTGCACCTGAGTATTCGTTAATCGGTACGAACGGCATCTCTTCAATGGTTAAGCCAGTAGTCTCTTGGAAGTAAGCCTTGCAGATTGGTTCGTTTTCTGTTCCCCAGTCCAAAGCCGCTCCGAAGATTTCTTTGCGCTCTTCCGTGAGGAGTTCTGCCGCTTTCTCGTAGATGTAACTTACTGCGGTTGCTCCAAGCACTTCGTCTTTCTTCCGTGCGTTGGTCATAAGTTCCCCAAATCGGGAAGCCGTAAACTTCCCCATTCGTTGCTTATGCCATTCGTCTGTCCGTTGTTCGGTAAATAGTTCTTCTAGCATTTTATTGTTCTTTTGGTGGTTCTATCGGCATCCAATGAGTAACGTGCTTGTCGTCTGTTTTAAAGTCTGTGTCTGGACTTGGTTCATACCAACCGTTTTCAAATCTCATAAGTATTTGAGGAAACATTGAGTCAAAAAAACCATCTGTCCAAGTAAAACAAACAGTACCTGAAATCGGCAATCTATCTTTAACGCTTATCCATTTCATCTTACTTTCTTTTAAAGTCGTCTGATTCATCTTCGCCAAAAACGCCAACTTCGTACAGTCCTGAGAGTTTTAAAACTACTCTTGATAAGGCTCGTTTCTCTGCCATAGCAACCGGGTACTTTTGCCGCGTGTTGTCAGGTGCAGACTCTCCGAATGTTTCCATTTGAATAGGTAAACCGTTACCGTTAGACATCTCGCCAGTAGCTTTGATAACTACGTGTTTAAGGTCGTCCGATAAGCTGACTACATCGTAGCTAACTCGGATGCACTTGTGCGCTTGGATGCGCTCAATTCCTTGTCGGGTTATAATTACAAAGCCTTGAGGACTTTTAAAAAAGTGGTCTTTGTTTAGACCGTTTTCTTTTGCGAGAAGCGTAAGCCTCTCTTTCTGCGTTTCGTTCATCGTTCTGTTTTTTGATGATTATTAATTAAAGTTAAGAATTTAAAGTTTGAATATCAACCGCGTTCTGCTGGTCGTCATAAATACGGATGAAAGTATAAAGCCCGGACTTGATAGGCTCCGCTCTTGAGTACCTTACCATCTGCCAAAATGCAAAAGGCTCTACTCGCATTGTTACGCTCTCGGAAGATTGCAAATAGTCTAAGGCTCGGTTAGCGGTTCTCCTTACGAATGCTGGGATTTGCATATCTGAAAGTCTTTCTTGGAATGTTAAGTGGTTCATAGTTGCTCGTTCATCCAAGTTAAAATTACTTCAGCATCTTCTTCCTCAAAGTCGTGGTCAGCATCAAATAAAGTTGCCAATGTGTCTTGACTAACCGCCTCAGTCATTAGGTGGTTATCGGCTTTTGTTTGAATGTAAGCGCATACACTACCATCTCTGAATGCTCTGATAAAAAGGCTACCCTCTGACACAGAGTAGCAATCAATTCCTTGCTCTAAAACTTCTAACTTCTCTGAGTTGTCTAAGTTGTTCCACTTTTTTGATACTTCTGAATTTTTCATCTCGTTCTGTTATTAAATGTTTCGACAAATATATAAATAACCTTTTGAATAATCACTATATCAATGCGTTTTTTTTAGAAGTTTTTTTGCCTCCATCATTCCGCTCAATGTATAAACGTCTATTTTATACAAGTCTGCCAATTGAAAAACCTTGTGGAGCTGGTCAGAGTAGAACCAAACGACCTCACCACTTCGCAAAGTGTGAGCCTCGTATAACTGACCTCTTTCGTCTACTTTTCCCATTGTACACCGTTCCAGTTGTAAGTAAAAGACTTTGCAAGAACTCCGTTCACAAACTGTTGAACTGTGACGTTTGAAACAACACCAACTTTTTCAAGTCTGTTCATTTCTTCTTGAGTTTCTACAAATGTAGATTTCCATTCTGAAACTCCTTTTGGCGATGTGATAAGAAAAGCATTCATGGCGTGTCTGTTTTTTAATGACACCCCAAATATATAAATAACCTTTTGAATAATCACTACAATAAGCAAAGTTTTTTTAAATTATTTTTATTTTGAACTTAATTCTGTCGAGAATAGGCGTTAAGAATTGCCTCTTGGTTTAGTTCTATCTCCCGGTTACGCTCCTCTGCGCTGACTGCGGCATCAAAGATAACGTCTTGAGTATCTTCAAATTGGCGAACCTTATAACCTATATATAAGAGCATCCCGACAACCAGTAAAAGGAGACAAACGGAAACGGTTAGTAAGAATATAATCATAAGTCCATTAGTTCGTTTATAACTGTCTTTCCACCTATTACAACGGCACATCCTATCGCTGGTTTCTTGCCTCGTTTAGCGTAAGCGAAAGCGTACTTATCGAAGTCAATTCCACAACCGACCTGAGTGCCAAAGACTTTAAAGTTCTGACCAACGTACCACTCTGAATAGCATTGCGTGTGAAGATGTCCTTGAACCGTGCTTTGCATATCTGCGCGGCATTTAGTCCGAGCCGTACCAGCTTCTCCGTGAACATACTGAACCCCATCGTAAGCAACTCGGTCAACAAATCGCCAAGTTGGAGCGTTAAGCACTTCGTTAAAGGACTTAATCCAAGCCTTCGGAATACCGCCTGAGAAAGCCTTTCTTGAGATTATACGGTCGTGGTTTCCTATAGTTACGTCAGCAACTGGGAAAGCCTCCACCCATCTCGCCAATCTATTTATTGCTAACTCAAGTTCTTGCCCTCCGCCTAAACCGTCCGGGTCGGTTTCGTGAAAACTGGAGTAATGCGAATCAATGCAGTCGCCAATAAATATAACTTGGTTGCAATTGTGCTTTCGGTATGTCTCTTTGCAGAAGTCAAGGTAGCCGTCTAAACAGAATGGTTCGTGCAAGTCGCCTATTACTAGAATCCTACGCTCCTTTCGGGTTAGGTTATTCCAAGCATCCAGCATTTGCCCCTTTATTCGAGGTCGAACTTCCTTCATTGTGCCTGAACTATGTCTGCAAACTCAGCATCTAGCGAACGAATTTCCCGAAGTAACTCCGCCCACTTAATCTTTGTCTCAAATCGTTCTAAATCAGTCGACTCAGTACCTAAATTAGCTTGATTTGAAGCGTTCTTTTGGAGTAGTTTGTCGATTGCTTCTCTTGTAATCGGGTTTGTGTGGTATGTCATCTGCTTATAATGTTTCGACCAATGCCAACACCTACAAAGTGTTGACCGTTAAAGCCATAGTTTGCGCTAATGTAAGTTCTTTTTATAGTTGCTTGTAAGCCGATTGCAAATAACGGAGTGTAATTTTCGACAAAATCGCTTTGAAGCCCGACCAATCCGTGAACACCTAACGCCCAGCCTAAAGGTTTCTTCCTCAATTGTACCTTCAGGTTCTCGGTTCTGTTTTGATAGTTAGACCAAGTTAGTCGAATGTCGTTTAGAGTCGTGTCGTAGTTAGCTACTTCCGTGAGCCACGTTTCCACTATCTTAAAAGTGTCTATCAATAACATTGTATCTAAGCGAATAACTATCTTGTCAGAGTAGATTGTATCGTAACGAGTAACGAGTTCTTTAGAGACAAACCTAACGGTATCGGTTCGCCATCTATCAACGTATTTAATAGTCGGAACTGGTCGCTCTATTACCTTTGTTATGGTTTTAGCTTCAGAGTTGCACCCTTGCCAAGCCACGATAACGCCTAACAAGAAAGCTAATAAGTAAGGCGTGTAGACCTTTATTAGATGTATTGCGATATCCCTTCCCAAATCTCAATCTCTGCTTCTCTTCTGCGAATTAAACCTTTAAGAACTCTTCCTCCGCCTTTGTTCCAACGCCTGAACTGGCTCGGTATTTCGGAGTAATTAGGGTTTGAATTTAACCAAGCTAATAAAGTAGACTTTGAGAAGTTGCCGATTCCTACATTATATGTAAACGAAATTAAAGCCGCTAATTTATGCGCTGGAAGTTTCACCTCCACTACGTTTTTAACTTGCTTCTCAACGCTCTTAATAGTGTCCAGTAGCATCTTATCCGCTTCCTTCTTGGTTATCTCTTTGTCGTCCATCGTAACCCTTTCACCATTGGCGTACATTGTATTACCGTAGCCGATAGTCGGAATGTTAGCCGGGCACAAGTAAGGTTCTGAGGAGTAGCCTTCAAACTCTTTTATTACCTCTGCGGCTATCTTTGCCGCGCTTGGTCTTGGTGATTTCTTCTTTGCAATTTCCATTTGTACACTTACATTCTACTGGTCGCCAAGCGCACCACTTTACATTTTGCAACGGTTCTCCTTTAGTTCTCCGCGCATCTCAACTAACGCTTTCGTGTTATCGGCAATCACATCGCTGAACTTGTCCACGTGCTTGTCATTAGCTTCTTGCCAGTCCTTCCGTTCGTCTCTATGGATGTCGGTTAACTTATTAAGATAAAAGATAAGCACACCTAAAAAGACCCCAGCTATGCCATACTGCGTAAACGCTTCTAGTAAAATTTCCATTATAAAACTAAGTTCCCTTGTTCATCAATTTCTGGAATGATTCCATATTCCAGAAGTCTCGCAATCCAAACTGATTCGTCTATTGTTGTTTCCCAAACTTGAATAGTGTCAGTTCTTTGGTTCGGGTCTGTCCATCCGTAACCAATTACAGATTCTTTGTCATCGCCATCGAATGTAATCCAATAAGTT